TTTTCTATAGCTTTATTAGCAGCTTTAGAATAATCTTGAAAATATGCTTGAGCTCGACCAACACCTGCAGATAAAGCGGCAAATTCATCAATTGTCCCTTTTAGTAAATCTTTCATTCCAGACAACTGTACAGATAATGAAGGTAATGTATTAGAAAAATTATCTATTTCATCTTGTAGATCTTTTATTGCCCCAGAATTTTTTAATGCTTCTAAATCTTGTTTAGTTTTCTTAAATTTATTACCTAGTCTAGGTCGACCCTTCAGCTGTTGTATCGATATGTTTTTTGGTAATGCCAATTGTTGCTCGGTTTATTATAAATATCTATTAATTACTTTTAGTAGGAGGCCTAGCAATGGTATTTTTACTGCGTTGTGTTTGTTCTGCAATTTGATTTGCTTCTGCTTCTCGCATTTTATTGATTCTTGATACCCAAAGTTTTCGTATACGAAGTGGCATGGTGTAGATATCGTCAAAACACCATCGACCTTCTCCAGCCCAGAATAAATCAAAAAGTTGATCGTGAAATTGTACTTGGTGCTCTGGTTTAAAACCAAAAAAGTTTTGTGTCAAATTGAAACATGGCAGGAATAGTGCCTCCCTGTTCACTAACAGCAGTAGTATTGTAATCTAAACCAGGAGCAGATTCAGCAACATGTTTTCTGAATTTTCTACTATCGATAGCTCGACATTCATATTTAAAAAATTCTTCTATTTTGTCTTTCGATGTTTCTTGATTAACAGCTATTACTGTTTTAATTAAAAAATCAGAAGCAAAGGAATCAGAATTCAATTCATCTGACTCTTTGGTTGTAAGATATTTGTATTGTATTACATCTCCAGTTGATAATTTATATTCAAACAATCCAGGATGGCTATTTTTTAAATTGAATGATTTCATCTTAAGTTTAGACAAATCTAAATTAGCTGTTACTACTTCATTGGTTTCTGGATCAGTAACTGTTACAGGATAATCAGTACCATACCCTAAAATACGAGCTGATATAACAGCCCATTCTTTGTCACCTATAATCATTTCATTGACACTAACACCGGGTGTTACAATCAATGCTTCTAACAATTTATCAAAAACAACACCATCTTTTAAATAGCTTGAATTTGTTAATATATCTTCATCATATGCTGTCATATGACGCATTTCTATTTTACCAGAACTTAACACAGATGACTCGGGATATACTTTACCCGCACTAGGCAGTGTAATTATATTAGCAGGAAACTTGCTAGTTTGTTTGGTTTGCTCGTAATTTTGTTTTGCTAATTCAATTATATGTTTATTGTCTAATCTATCAGTAACTTTACTCATGAATATTCCTTATTATAACTTTATTATAAATATCTATACACAAAAAAAGTAGGGAGTTTAGTCCCTACTTTAATCGTAATAATAATTTTATTTTAAAATTGAAATATAGCGTAATCGTAACGAAGATTCATTTGTATTTCCATTACTCCCTCATCACCCCAATCTAAATCACCAAAATTAGAATCTACAATATAAGCACCAATTAAGTCCCACTGTTCAATTTTTTCACCTAAAGGAGAAAGTTGATTCAATGTGATATTTTTCTTGTACATTGAAGAATATCCATTTCTTCCAGTTACTGACTCATGATGTAGTCTTATCCAATCCATTACTGCTTGAGTAGCCGAAGGCAATATTGGATCATATAATGTTACAGATATTGCTTGCCATTCTGATTTACCTTTTACGTAACGTTTAACGTTTATGTGATCTAATGGAACTTCTCCGTTTTGTATGCTTGGTTTTGCAGATGCTTTTATTAGAAAGGCAGGAATTCCATCTATTTCCATAATAAACTGATGCTTCTTTTTTGGTTCCCAAGAATAGGCTTGCTTCCAGTAATTTGTCTCATTACCATAATCAGCAAAATCCGTTCCCGGGTTCGCGGTGTTTATTAAATCTTCTAATGCCATATTATTTCCTCGTTATTTTAATATAAATATCAGTAACAGTAAAAAAGGTAGAGCCGAAACCCTACCTTTTTGTATCATAATGCAAATTCTATTCAGGGAAACTAGCTCCGGTTGGTTGAATATTAAAATCTAAAATAATAAATTCTGCTGTTCTTGTTGGTTGCAAGAATATTTGACCATATAAAATATTCTGATCAATTACGTCAGGTGTATTATTACTTTCATCCATTACCACTCGGAATGCTGATAGTCCTTGTTCGGCACTTACTTGCTGCAAATACGGATTCACTATGTTTAAGAATCTGGTTCTTGTTGCTGAAGTGTTTTGTTCGAATACCAAATATCTGGTTGACGAAGCAATAAACTTCTTGACAGCAATAAGCAAACGACGCACATTTACTCTGTCTAATGCACTTGGACGAGCCTGCAGAGTCTTTTGCCCCCATACCACAATACCTTCGTTAGGGAAGTTTGCTATAGGATTAACTCGATTCTCATACAATTCATCTCTGTTAGCTTGACTTAGGTTTTTATATGTTCCAACCACAGTAGTCAATCCTCCTCGAGTCAAACCGGCAGGTGCATACCATGGAGCTGTTACTGCATCATTGAATGCTAATACTCCAGGTATTGCTACTGATGGTGGCACCCAAATAGGAACGTTTTTAGCTGGATTCACAATTCTTACCCAAGGCCAATATGTTGATGTATAATTACTATCAATGCTTGTTACCTGTTGCACCACAGTGTCAATGTTGTCTGTCAATGCATTGCTATCCATTACATAGAATGTGTCTTGTCGGTCTTCAACAAGATTTCTTGCTGCACTTGTTACTAAAGGATGCAGACTGTCTATGATACCAGGTGTAATCAACATGTTCATATCATAATAGTCTGTGTTGCCTAATAGTGTAAATGCTTTATTATATGCTTTGGTACCTGCTGTGCTTGTTCCACTACAATCAAATCCAAATGTGTTTGACGCTTTAATATTAGTACCTGACAATTTTGGTAGGTTAGGACGTGCTCCGTCAAATCCTCCTTGCATTGGTACCATGAATTTTCTGGTGTTAATTGAAACATTGGTTGTAAATGTTCCTGCTGTCAATGCACTTTGCAATGAACCACTATAAGCACTTGCTACTGATGGGAATGCTGCGTCTGCATCTTGATTAACATCACCAAGATAAAAGTCTGCATTGCTACCAGTTGATGACCCACTTGTTGGAGTAGGAGCTAAATAATTCAAGTTGTTCAAATTATCAAAGTTAAATCCAAGATAATTTTTAGAACTATATGTGGTTTGAACTTGTGATGTTCTGTATGCAGTAGCCGTTAATTGTTTTGTTCCATTAAAGTTCGGTACTGGAGATGATAATGCTCTAAATCCAAATGGAATAAGTGTTTCATTGTTAGTTTTTGCAGATACGCCGTCTGCTACTTCAACTCTAATAAATTTAGACAAGTTAGGATAATCTCCATTGACTACAATATCTCCTGCATCTGTAATTGTTTGATAACGGTCTCCAATCACTCTGGAAATGTATCTTGGTGAATCTGGATCTAAATTTAGATTGGTAAATGATTCAACAATATCAGGTGTTCTGTCAGTGTCTTCTGAACTATAAGGTGAATTTGGTATATTTTTTGTGTTAACTCGTCTTACTTCAACTGCAAATGTTCCGTATCCGTTTGGATTAGAAACTTCTGATGCTGGCCTTACATCTCTAATACCAATCTTAACTTCTTCATTAACTGATGTACCATGTGACAAAGTATGAAACTTAATCAAGTTTTTAGTAGCACCACTTACTGTTTGCGAAGTAATCCAAGGTGTTGCTGCAGTTTGATAATCTTGTAAAAATTGATAATTTGATGCTGACCCCAATGTTACAGTTACATCTGCAAGATTGTTAAACAATGAAGAAGCATTTTTATTTTCATATTGAACATATACCGGATAATCTACTGATTTTGGAGATCTACCAAATATTTTAGTAATATAATCATTGTCTGATGATTTGATAGAAGCTGATATTGACGCTCCTTCTGCTACTAAAAATGCCCCACTAAATCCAGGTACGGTTGTATCAGTAGTAAATGAACCAGACACTTTGATTTCAAATGATCCTGATGCATCGTTTCCGATAACTGAATCTTCAAAATATGCAGCGTCTACTACATTACCTGCTCCTAATACTGCTTGGGTAGGATGAAGCACATGAGTTACTGTTGATACAGAAGCTGATGTTGCAATTACTGCTAATGCTCCGTTTTGAATGTTATATCCATCTTCATATAAAAGACGTGTTACTGTGATTACATTTCCGTTACGTAGATAATCATTTACTACGAATGGTATGTATGATTCATCTGTGTATGAACCAAATATTTGTTCGAATTCCCCATATGATGTTACTTGGGTTGGTACTAGTGCAGGTCCTTTAACAGTTGGTCCTACAATTGCCGCACCGATTTGTGCTACTCCGCCTGCCAAGAATGACTGATCTACTTCATTAGTAAATACGCCAGGCGAAACAATTCTTTCTGCCATTATGATACTCCTATAATTATTTTCTTATAAATATAGGCAACTAGTGTCAAACATTGATTTCTGTGAAAGTTCCGTCTTGAATGTTGATTTCTCCTTCGCCGTAACGCTCTCGTAACTTGATGATTAGATCAGATTCTTGCTGTTTTAAAGATTCTATTTCTTGCAGTTTGCTTTGCTCTTCTGTTTCAATTTGCGTGAGTCTTTGTTGAAGAGCATATCTCTCTATTGCAATGTTTCCTAACAAATTAGCATTTTCTGCATATCCTTGTTGTAGGGTTTGAATCTGTTCTAAATGTTCTTTGTCCAATTTTCTAGTTGCCATATTATAACCTTTCTTTATATTATAGATAACTTAATGCGAATATCCAAATTATTCTTTTATCATTATTGCAAAGTTTTGCAGAGTGAATCCGTCATTGGTTGGTGATTTTTGATACACAGTAAGTAGATCATCTTGAACTATGTTTGTTAATGCAAAACATGTTACTGCACCTTCCTCATTTGAATCTAATTCTATTCTACGCTCTGAACCTGGAATTAATATTGTGTTTTTGTATAATGCAATATCAAATTGTTCATTGTTACTTGCAATATCTGTTATTCCTGCACTGACTTGAAACATAACATCAATTGGTTTAGTACCTATATAAGTTATTCCTGATGTACTAGCTGACATTCTAGTTTCAATATCGGTTTGAAAATTAGCAATTGTTATTTGAGTATATGTAGTTGTTGCTGATTGAGCGTCAGTCCCACTTTGATATCCATATAAATATGCTTTACTATCTTCTAAACCTTGATTTATTCCTATATCATACTTTAACATTGATCCGCTATCATAGTTACTTCCTGCTAGTAATGTACCACCATTCACATCAATAAAAGTGTTTGATGCTACTGTACCAAACAATGTTTCTGATCCTGAGTCTATATATAATCCTATTTGTGATTGTTCTGGGTGGAATATAGAGCTATTAATATTTACAACAGGTGTATTTACTGATCCTGTATTTGGTCGTATTTCAACCATTTTTGTGCCTGCAGGGGCAAATGAACCAGTATCAGTTTCATCATACCAATTATAAAACTCACAAGAGCTTATTTCAAGATGTCTAACACTTTGAAAAGATAATCCTTGGCTACCTGTTATGTACCAAAACAACACGTTGTTAAGATCTACTAGTTCAAAACCATGAACCTCCATTACATTGTTGGTGTTTTTTACTTGACAATCTTTTATGTCTAAAACTTTGGTTCTTCCATCATTATAAGCAGCCCCAGGCGAAACGTTTTTAGCCGTCATAATACTACCTGAGGATTTCATGGTTAATGATCTAATAGAAAAACTAGCATCATGCACATTGAATAACTCGTTGCTTCCTGTATATGATAAGTTCGATTGATTTCTTCCTACACCTATTATAGATGATCCAGCATTAGTAACATTGAGAGTTCGTCCTGTATGAACATTACCACGTATAAGATACGTCGTGTTTGCTGCTAATGTATCCGGCAAATCAGAATCCGATGTTACTTCTGTTAATGTGGTTCCGTTTGCGGTTATGTTGATTGCCGGAACACCTCCTGCATTAGCTGCATATGAAGCACTTGTTGCATTATCAGCATAAGAAGCAGTACCTATCAATGAAGCAGAAAAATATGACACAGCTGTATTATTCCAACTAGCAATTTCATTTCCGTTACGATCATTTAATGTACGTTCTCCTAAATCAACAGCTAATATTCCATTAGTATCATTTATATCGCCGGTAGACCAATCGAATACTATAGTTGTTCCGTCGGTAGCATACAATCGCCTCGTATCATATTGTACACTTAAAGAAGTTCCATTGCTAGAAAATAGCCCTCGTTGGCCATAACTAACACTCGGGTTTGCTGAACTGTCATATAATATTCCGGTAGTAGTATTTATTTGAGAACTAGACCCACTTACTACTAATGATCCGGTAATTACTGCGTCACCTGAAAATGGGAATGGTGCTGTGTTAAGAGCATGGGAGGCCGTTACTGCATATGAAGCAGTACTAGCAAAACTAGATGAAACTGCTTGTTCTACATAACTAGCTGTTGCTACGCTCATCGAGCTAGTCTGCGAAGCTAATATGTATGAAGCAGTAGCAGCAGTTAATGTTGATATATCAGTTTCATTAGTAGTTACTCGTGTGCTAAAACTTGCACTTGCAGCACCAAATGAGCCGCTTATATCAGAAGCAATTTGAGCACTACTTGATACTATTCCACTTGGCACATCAGTTATGCCGGTATATGATATTTGAGCAGAGCCGGATACTACGCCTGCAGGTAATGACACGTTGCTAAGACTGCTACCGTCACCTTGAAATGATCCACTGAATGATCCTGACATACCGCTGGTTGCGGTGAATGATCCTGTTACTTCAGAATCGCCTTGGGACTTAAACCCGTTTTTTACTATGAATTCATTTGCCATGTCTTTTCCCTATCCAAGAATGGTTTTATATAAATATGTTATACGCCAAATCTATCTCGCAATGC